TATCCAACTATATCGCCTTGTATATGGTGCCGATCTAATCCTTGTATCTGTTCACAACTCTTAGGACTTGTTTGTTCAACGTGCGAGCTGATACCTTGTACGTGTATATGGGGACCATACTATGAGTAGCCTACATACCAAGTACTTCCCGGTAGACGGGCGCAATGGCTACTTACAGTTAATGATAACTACTGACGAGGATACGCAAGAGAGCTTAGGCGACATGAACGAAGCTCTGGCCACTCTGCTTGGCCTGCAGCATCTTTACGCAGTAGGCGTGATGAACTTTGGAGGAGAAGAGGTAGTAAATGATATCTTACGTGAAACAATTCATCCGGAGTTGGACACAGATGAGCCCGATGGACCAGCTTTGGACAGCAGCAGCGGCACTGACATGGACAGCGGTGTGTAGCGTGTTGCTGTTTATGGGGCTTTATGTGTTTATGGAAGTGTTTGGGTAATGCCGAAGACCAAAGCCCGGTTAATGGCCGAGCATTTCGTCACTGGTGATGCAGAAATACGCGGGGATTGGCTTATGTCCGCCGATGCTGCCGGGTTTAGACGGACGCCAAGGGAGGATGATGAGTCTGTCCTACGCGCTATTGACGAGGTTAGAGAAGAGGCGGATAGGCAGCAGGAGTTCAACGATAGGCTAGAAGAGATTGATATTGAGGGGATTACGGATTGGACTGAGCTAGCTAATAGACTCATTCCTCTTAAGGCCCAGATAGCTTTAGGAAGGGTTACTGCTACCGCTGCTCAGGCTAGAGCATTGGAAGAGATCATGCTCCGTGGATTAGGAAGAGTTACTGAACAGCATCGTGATCCGGAACCGCCGGGGCTTGTTGTGCTGCCCATGCTTGGAAGTCAGGAAACGCTACAAGTTTGTCCAAACTGTTTACAAAGGCTGGAAGAGAAAAGTGGGAGCGAATCCAACAACGGCAGAAGAAGAGCGTAAGTATAGGGAGAGTCTTGAGCGAAGTCATTTGGAAACCTAACGTCGGACCTCAAACTGCGTTTCTAAGTAGCACGGCAGTAGAGGTAATGTACGGCGGCGCTGCATCTGGCGGTAAGTCTGACGCGCTAGTCGCTGCGCCATTGAGGTTTATAGAGAATGCGAATCACAGAGCGATCATCTTACGCCGCACACGACGAGAGCTGCAAGAGGTTATTGACCGGAGCAGGATTATCTATCCACAGGTCTGCCCCGATGCGATTTGGAATGAGCAAAGGTCGCGGTGGAGTTTTCCATACGGTAGCTTTATCAAGTACGGGTTTGCCGAGTACGCCGATGATATTTACAATGAAAAAAGTAACGAGTACAACTTCATCGGCTGGGATGAGTTAACTACGTTTGAAGAGAGGATGTATAACTTTATGCTAAGCCGGAATAGAACTACTGATCCTACTTTGCCTCTGCAGATACGAGCCGCGACTAACCCTGGCGATGTTGGGCATGATTGGGTTTACCAGCGGTTTGTAAAAGGCTACGATCCGTTTAGAGTCTATTACCATCCAGTAGTGCTGCCGCATGGTAAAACTATTGTGCGGACAAGACAGTTTATACCTGCTACGATTTATGACAACCCCATGGTCGCTGACCGGGATCAGTATATCGCGGGCATGATGGCAATGGGTGAGGATTTGGCTAACGCTTTGCTGTACGGACGCTGGGACGTGTTTGAAGGGCAGTTCTTTCGTAAGATGCCAGAGGAGGTCGAGCCAAAGCTGCTAGATCCACAAGACTACTATGTGATTCGGTGTATGGACTATGGCTTGAATGATCCTAACGCAGTCTACTGGCTTGTGGTCTACCCCCGGCATCAGATGATAGACATTGTCGCGGAGCTGTACGAAAACGAGCTGAGTCTGCCTGATCTGTCAAGGATGATCCTGCGCAAACAGGCCAGGCTAGAAGACGCTGATGGGATTAAGAAGCCAAGGATAAGCGTAGGTGATCCGAATAGCATGTTTAGGCGCGAGGGTACTAGCCAACAGACAATAGCACAGATTATGATGAGGCATGGGGCACTGTTCACACCAGCTAATGATGATAGAGCGGCTGGTTGGGCGATGTTACAATACTTGCTAGATCACGGTAAGCTCCGAGTTTGGAAGGGCAGGGCACCAATGTTGCAGCGGACTTTACCAACGCTTAAGTATGATCCGAACAATCGAGACGATATTTACCACCGTGGCCGGGTGCAAGACCATGCGAGCGACAGCATCCGTTATGGAGTTTTGGCCTGGTGGGAACAGCCAGCAGCAATGGCTAAGAGGGAGAAGCTAGATCCTACGATTCAGGATACGATTTATCCGAAGGTGATTAGAGAGCTGACGAAGACTCAGCGGACAGGGATGTTTGACGGACTAGGAGAAGGGTGGTAGGATGCGTAAGAGAGACATCGTAGGCATTATGCGCCATATGGGGAGCTATGATATGCGTAAGATGGTGGACCGGCAAAGGCGCAGGCTGCTTTGGGTCGTGGCCCAGGCTGTGCAGAAGGCTAAGAAAGAGAGGGGTTGACAATGGAAGCGGTATTAGCTACCTTAATAGTGGCTGTAAGTGGCTTTTTTGCAGTAGTTTACGCCAGTAACGCCTGGCTAAAGGCTCAAGGGCAGCAACAGCGAGTAGTAGGAACGCTGTATGCTGAGCTTCTGGAACGCATTGACCGGGCTATGGGCGCAATGGCTACTTTGGACTTTACGGCTTTGGCTTCGGCCCTGGATGCACTAACAGAACGAATTAAACCGGTAAGCCGTTCAGGCGGAACGGAGCCAATGCCAGCTAATGTGAGGAGCTTTATTGAAGGCTGGCCGGAGTCATGGGCCAGAGATGACCAAATGGGCAGGGCTAGGGAGCTGTATGCAGAGACAGGGAATTGGTCTGGAGTGTTAATGACTTTGCAGAAAGAGTCTAGCAGAGGGTAAATGGCAGACGAAGCGACACCGAAGAAACTAGCAGCATTCTATGGGGAAGATTTTCCTGGCTTTGAGGAGCAAGATGGCAAAAAGTGGCGAGCGTGGCTGGATGCTCAGTGGGATAGGCAGCAAAAGGCTATGCGAAGTAAACGCTTGCACTATAGTCGGCATAGGAATTTCCGCCAAGGCAGGCAGTGGATAAGCACGAGAGATGGCCGGACCTGGAGTGAGCCTAGGCATGATAAGAATACAATTAGAAGCACTATTAACATTATTGGGCCGAGCCTTGATTACCGTCTTGGCGTCTTGCAGGAACAGAAGCCGGGGTTTAGGTACGAGCCACTAGGGACTACGCTAGAGGCTAAAGAGCAGGCTGAGAGCCAGCAGGTAACGGTGGAGTATTACTTCCATACGCTAAGAGCTTGGGTGGTGATGAAGGATGCGCTGCAAGCGGCTCAGACAGATGGCGTGGCGTTTCTACATGTGTTTAAGGACAAGACCGCTGGGCCTACGCAGAAGAGGGTCAAGCTGATAACCCCGAATGACCAGAGGTATGCAGCTTTGGAAGCGCTAGGGTATCAGAAGAGTCCTGATGGAAATATCTCGCTTCCGCTAGCAGAAGACGGTACGGAGCTTAACGCAGGCGAGACTGCGTTTGAGTTTCATGAGGGGGATATTGCCCATAGAGTAGTATACGCCCATGAGACTATCGCTGATCCAGAAGCCAAAACGGTTAATGGCCCGTATGATAAGGCCAAGTGGATGATTATTAGAAGGATTCGGGATTTGGAGTCTGCCAGGATAGAGACTGATAATCCCAAGCTTGAGAGCGAGGTAGACGGGAAGGATACTGATCCACTAGATGATACTCCGGATGTTACAAGCCAGCAGTGGATGAGAGGGTTACCGATCTTCCCCACCACGAGGCGAGACAAACAGAGCGGGGTGTATGAATACCTTGTGTTCTTCAACGGTGCTGTTGCTAAGGAGATTAAGCAAGGTGCGTGGCGAAGAATTATCGCTAACAAGATTATCAGTGGCGAGGATAAGCTGCCGGGAGGAAAGATTCCTCTGGCTAGATTTGGCGACGGTAGCGCTGATCCGGATTTGTACAAGCGTCCTATGATGTCAGATTGGATCGGGGACCAGATGACGATTAACGCTCTGGTAAGTATGGCGGTTATGCATGCCAGAGTCTTCGGCGGTGGACGAATGATGGTGCAAGCCGATACCGTGATTGAGGAGAGCTTTAGCAGTATTATCGGTTCGATGATTGAGTATAGCGGATTGACGCCACAGGCTGCGCCGACGCCAAGGCTTAGCGGCGATGTCTGGAAGATGATTGATTGGCATGTCAAGAAGCTCGATGATAAGACTGGGTGGAATGATTTTG